AACATATATTTAGTATTTACTGGCTTACATGTAAATGTAAATTTATTATTTGTTTTTTTAAACAATATTCTCAATATTTCTCTACTATTGAATATTTTATGTGCCAATTTAATAAAGCAGGTTTGTGTTCCTGATATTAATGTATTATTACCATCTTTATAGTCTCCAGACATTGAATCAAATATACGCACAACATTTTGTTTTATATCGCATACAAGAGCACCATAATGACCACCTTCACCTAGATTTACTCCAAATATAGTGTAGATTATTGTACTTTTATTCACTTTTGATTTTTTTATTTTTCGCGTAGCATCTTCAATATACTTACGTACCACCTTTTTATTATATTTACTGGGTTCTGTAATCCACTCGCCATTTTCATCTTGTTTTATGTCCACTGTATCAGATCTCAGATAAATAGAATTCTCATATTCACCGCCAATCTTCTTCAACAAATTCTCAATGCGCATATCGTTACCATCCATTATGAATTGGCGAAATATCTCATTTGCGTTTTCAATCAAAACTAGATCCAATCCATCATGATTAAATATCAAATCCTTTTGTATATCATCCAAATAACCATAACTGATGGGATCAATCAATTCTAGTGGTAAAGATTTATTTGACATTATAGAATATTTTGTATATTTATTTATTTTAAGGAAAAAATAATCAATTTTTTTTGTAAACATATGTCATTATATTGGGTGTAAGTATGTATCTACATATTTTAGTATATTTTAACATATCAATTGGTGGAAAAAAGACATCACAATCATAATATTCATCCAAAACATTCATATAAATACATTGACAATTATCATGTTTCATCGCTTCATAATATAATCCGTATCCACCAATAACAAATGTATTTTCTATATTATCTTCTTTTTCAATGGTTTTCAAACAATCATTCAAATTTGTAAAAGTATCCACATTGTTATAAGTATCTTTCGTTAATACATAATTTACACGGTTTTTCAATGATTTACAACCCATGCTTTCGAATGTTTTTCTTCCCATAATTACCGCATTTTTTTTCGATTTATCTTCCGTATGTGTTGTAATTTTACGAAAATATTTCATATCTTCTGGTTCATTCCAAGGTATTGTCCCTTTATACCCAATACCATTATTTTTACATGTCATTACAATAATATTAAATTTCATATTATTGTATTATATTTATATTATTTTATATAACCCCATTATTCAAAAAATGCGGTTTTGAATACTTCTTTCTGTGTTTCAAGAGACTGTAATGTTGATTCTTGCTGTTTTACATAATCTAAATAAACGCTTATATCTTCAATAATATGTTGATCTAAAAATGACATATTTACAAATATACCACTTTTGTTTTCATTTATTTTGACATTGTGTTTGAGCAATATTTTCAAAATTTCAACCTGATTTATTTTTGTCATATTTTCAATCTTAGTTTTCATTAATTCCAAATCCGCCATTATGATTTATATGTCATTTTTTATTTAAGTTTATTTTTTAGTTGTAATATTTAATAACATTTAATTAGCAACCACAGAGGCAGGGAGAGGGGCGTAATCTCCCCCACCACCAATACTTTGGGCAATAAGTTCAGGTGATAAATCTCCTTCGTCCTTTTGTACTCCTCCAAACACAAACCCTCCCCCTCCAGCAATACTCTGGGAAATAGGAGCATGTGATCTAATTGATTCTCCTCTCGAACCTCTATTACCTTCTATTAAATTAAAATTTTTCAGAGCAATATATGCTAAAATAACAATTAAAAGCAAATAAAAAAGAAATTTATATGAAAATCCCAACTTCATATATATATACATATAAATAACATTTATTCAGTGGTCTTTACTGCTCTTGCTTGTTTCTTTTTCATGGCCTCTTTATCAACCAGTTTACCGATAATACTAATAAACTGATCGTTCAATTCAAAACGCACTCCAATTACATTTATTAATATATCCATATCTTCTTTAATACTATTGAAATATTTATTCATATTATGATGATCCTTTGCTAAAAATACATGTATTGGAATAATCTCATTATCAATCACATGAGCATGAATACCCGCCTTTGTGATTGTCTTACTTTTACATTCTATTAATTGACCTTCAACTGGATTCGCAATCATACATTCAAATACAACAACAAATTCAATTTGTTCATTTTGAACAATACCACAACTATAACTTCTAATATCAATAGTGCTTGGTTTGATGAATCCTTCTGCTATACATTTATTATAAGTCATATCATGTAAGTTTCTTTCCAAAATTTCTTTTACGTTACTACCAACTTCATTAATACTCAAATACACACGTTTTTCTAAGATGGATGGAATGTAGATACCATAAATAATATCACTCATGCTATATATAACATCTATTTTTTAAGTTTATAAGAATCAATTTTTTATTTTTTCGTATATATATGAATTTTATTCAATATAATTTGTTCATTGCTAAAAAACCACAATTGTCCATTATGTTGCGTATCCTGATAATGACGTAATAAAAATTCAATTAAAACAATCACTTTCATTTTTATTTCTTTTTTATTACTTTCAAATGCCTCTATTATAGTTTCTAGAGTATATTGTTCTTCACCTAAAATTTCATTTAATTTCACAACCAAATGCTTCAACTGCATATGTTCAATCCTTGATCCTACTTTATTTACATTATCATGTAAATTACGTAACTTTAATACAAATATATCCTTACTTTTATTATATTCAAAAAACCCGATTACATCACTCATTGCCGATTTAGTTATTACATTCTTTGAAATATTTGTTTTTGAAGATAATAATTCTTTATTATCAACACCGCCGGCTTTTTCCCATTTATTATCATTATAAACAAAAACACTCACTGTTTTATTATCATCACTCAATAATATACCATATATATCATGATTTTTGTCACTTATTATAATCTTATCTTCAAAATATTCTTTGATATATTTTTCCAAGACATTCAATTTTGATTTTTTATAAATATAATTCATTATATCAATCTTTGTCAAAAATTTTAATTCATCTAAAATGTGAAAAATAATGTATTTTCTTTGAACCTCTTCTATAATTCCGTATTTTTCAGATAAAAATTTTCTTATTTTATAAAACTCGGAATAAAAAGAACCCGATGATGTTTTTTTAAATGCTTCTTCATATTTCAACTTAATTTGATCTAATATTTCGTTCAATTCATCAGATGAATCTTTGAATTCCAATGGTAAATCAACATTTATGAAAGGAATTTTAACGTCAACTGGTACTTCTCTCTCGTACAAAGATGCGGATTTATTTGTTATTTCTATTGGCTGAAAATAATAAAATATACCTTTATTAACTAATCTACCGATTCTTCCATATTTATCCAATATAAACATATTTTCATTATTTACTAGATTATGAAGTGCATAGTTAATTTGATCAATTGGATATGATTTAATAGCAGATAACGTATCTACTATTTCTTTATGTGATAAAAAAAATTTACCTTGTTGTGCACCAGGTATATCTAAAAATAATTCTTGTATTTTCTTTGTTAAAACCGCATTATTTGTAACCATAAACGTATCATTATATGTTGTATTAATGATTTTTTGATCGGTGTATTTATCTTCACTCTTACATGTGTAACTACAATTGTCCATATAATCACATATATCAGTAAAAGGTTTGTCTCCCACAACTACATGTTTTTTCTTACCATTGGGTAAAACATACTGTATGTCTTCATTGGTGGGTATTGTTAGAAGATGATCTTGTATAAAATTATTTTGCCCAATGTTTAACAAACAATCCACTGAATTTTCCTTCATAATACGTGTTATAACGCCAATTTTTATTGCCTTCTTCTCAGCCACGCGATAAACATATGTGTCAACTGCCTCGGTTTTATTTTCCAAGTTTGTAGCATGTAAAAATATTTCAACATTACGTTTTTCAAAAGGTAATCCGCAATGACTCAAGTTACGAACACCTCTACCGATAATTTGTTCTATACGATTCATATTATACCATGGATCTAGTATATGAATTTGGCGAATGTTCTTGAAATCAATACCCTCAGCTGCGGCTTTTGAAATTAAAACTACTTTTACATTCTTACCATCCACATTTTCCGGACTATTCAAATATTTCACATCCGCATCATTCGTTCGAGAGTAATTTTTATCACCAGTGATCATAACATATCTAGCTTTGTTAAATGGCCCATTATGTTGATCCTTTGTTTTCATAGACATATAATCAATTGAGTCTGCCTTATCTTTCAATAATGAGTTCATACCCTTATGACTACTAAATCGACGGAATCCCATTTCTTCTAATGCCAAAGCCATAGGAATTATACCACCATCAATGTATTGTGTGTATATCAAAATAATACCCTCTGTATTCTTAATTATATTACAAATATTCGACATCTTTGCGCTATACTTATGTAACTCGCCTGGTGAAAATATTTTTCCATATGTTTTTGTTTTATAATAAAAACCGGTTCGTACTTTTATTCCTTTTCCATCATCACCAAACTCTATTTTTTCTTCTTTGTAATTCATAATATTTAATAAACCAGTTTTTCCAACCATGTTTTGAATAACACCAGAAACTCTATCTTCACCCCCTTGATTGGCTTCATCAAAATCTTCATTTGGATAAACAATATTAAGAATTTCCAATGGTCTTTGTAACATTGTATAACCAAAAGAGTCCATCTCTTCAAATGTACGCCGATTTGTATTCATATTTTCAAACAACTCTTTCATCGCAATATCCATGTTTTTCATCAAAAAATGGTATACATCTTTTTGATAACTTCCAATGCGATTGTAAAATACAGGAACATGCTGTAATTGATCTTTAATTTTCTTGTTGTTAATTTGTCTAATAGGTTCAATGAATTTAAAATCCAAATAATCTTCGTGATTCGCATAAATTCTTACCGGAAATGTATACGGATTTTCACCACGAACATAAGATACATAACCGGTTAATTTCCGAATAAGTAGTTCGCGACCAGTGCTTATAATTTCACCTTTATTATTGAATACATCATTTATCTTAATTGGTGCTTTATTATCATTGCTACTCATTAAATTCGTCAACCATATAATCTCTTCATAAGAATTATACATAGGTGTAGCGCTCAACAATAATAACTTTAAATTATCAGCATAGCGTACCATATCCATAACAATTTCTGCGGATTTGATATTGGATTCGCTATTATCGCGTGAAATACGTAAATTATGTACTTCATCGATTATTATCATTCTATTGCTGAACAATTCTTTTATCTTCTTCAATCGCATTTTTTTCTTTTGCTTTTTATTCAAACCAGACATAGTAATATTAGTATTATCATTAATATAATTGGAAAATTGTGTATAACCCATAAACATGTAATATTGATTAATCAGCAATTTGATTTCTTTGATAATATATTGTTCACGCAGATCTTTACTAGACGTAGGATTTATTTCTTCTAACAATGTGTTTCCAACGCACGTATTCATTGACCATAACCCTTCCCTAAACTTTAATTTAGCAGGATTAAATAATTGACTTTTGAAATTATCCTGTACATTGGGCGATGCTACAATAATAATTGACTTGCGTTTACCCAGTTGTTTCATATACTTCCGCATTTCTTCCGAAATCCCTATAGCACTACATGTTTTCCCGCTACCAAGACCATGATATAAAAGTAAACTATTATAAGGAGTATTGAATGACATAAAGTTTTTTACAAAATTCTGATGAGGCATTAATTCAAATTCAGCATTACATAATGCTTCGGCTTCCTCTTTTACGCTAGTAATATAACCATCATATTGATGATCACTTAATTCCTTATGTTGTGACAATTTTAAATTGAACTCTTCGTCTTCTAAGCGTGGATACAAATAGTCCAAGTATTTTACAGATTTATCCTCGTCTTTTTTCTTTTCTTTTATACGTTGTTTCTTTGTATTATTTTTTGAAGTGTTTACAATATCAGTTTGTTCTACCTTTTCAGTTTTATTTTTGCGAATTGATTTTTCTATTTTATTGTATAGTTTATCATCAATTACTTTCATTTTCCATACACCATTGTTCAAATAAAATTCATCATAAAATTCTGCCCATTTTGGATCAGTACTTACAATATCATGAATTGATTTACGAACAAGTTTTCTATTACTATCATCGGGGTCAGTAATATATTGATATAGTTTTCGTGGTTCATAAACATTGGTTTTCTTATTTAAAATCCAATATTTGGGTTTTTCAACAGTTGTCATTATATTATAATATTATATAATTACAATACACATATTGTTAATTCTTTTAACATATTATTCACTTTTGTAATCACTTTTTTCTTTTCTAAATTATAATTTCTTATATGATCCATACATTCACTATAATTCATCCATTTCATACAACTTACTTCAGAACGCTGATAATTATCCATATTTTTTGTATATTTTTCATCCATATACATAACAAAATACTTATGTTTATAAGATTTATAATTAGACCCAGTAAATATTTCTTCAAATGGTATGATGTTATCAACATTATTCAAATGACTTCTACTGTAGCCAGTTTCCTCACAAAATTCACGTAGCGCACAATCATAATCATTTTCATTTACATTACGTCTTCCTTTTGGAAATCCCCACTCTGGTTCATTCCAAATATTTTCATCACAAGTATTTATCAATGATTTCAGTGTATAAAATTCCGTTTTATTATATACTCCATTATACAATATATTGAATTTATCTTTTGAATTCATTTCCTCACTCTTATATTGATTATTTGATTCTTCGTCACACCAAATTGTATTCCATATTTTTTCAAAAGGTTCTGTTAATAACATTGCTTTTTCATCTAGTGTCATTTGTTGAATCATATTTAATATATACTCTTTATCATTTAATGAATATTTTCCTCTGATAAAATCGATAAACCCCAATGTTTCCTTACGTCTAATCATTAAATATTCTATCTGTTCTGCTACTTTTCTAAAACAAATTATACCTATACTTGTAATAGGTAATTTACAATGGCTAAATAAATGTCCAATACGTCCACAATTATTACAATATATTTCCATTTACGCTTCTATTAATTTTATTTAATCATATCATTCTATATAGTTTATATGACTGAATATAATCCACAAGTTTGGGGACCACATTATTGGTTTGTTTTATATACAATCGCATCTACATATCCCGATACTCCGAATGAATTTACAAAAAGAAAATATTACGATTTTATTCAAAATATGCCACTTTTTATACCGAATATATCAATTGGTAACCACTTTAGTGAACTATTAGATAAATATCCATGTAGTCCATATTTATCATCTCGCGATTCATTCAAAAAATGGATCCATTTTATACATAATAAAGTAAATGTGTATATTGGTAAAAAAGAAATATCCTTTTTACACGCAGATGATTTATATAATGCACAATTTAAGCCTAAACCCATTATTCTGAGTGAAACATTTAAAATTCGAAAACATCATATTTACTTAATATTTACTATGTGCTGTATTATTTTTATTTATATATTTTATAAGAATACATGAGATTTGAAATTATAATTATTGTTATTTCTGCTTTAGTAATCGCCAATATTTATACAGATGGTAAATACTTGAGATTGGCACTAACTTGGAAAAAATATTATCAAATGATCGGTGTCGGTTTATTCGGATTAGTTTTAATATATTTACTACGAAAAAATCCGGATCGCGCCAAAGACATTATTGAATCCTCAAATGAATATTTGAAAAATGTGCCTATTGACAAAGATTCATATAATTTTATTCATCCCATTATGGATTTTACATCAAAACAACAATACGGTCAACATGGTCAATCTATAACGAATAATGACCCACAGTTATACAAATATCAACAAAAAGTAATGAATTCTGGCGGCAAAGGTACAAAACGATCAGTAAGTGAAACAAAGAAGAAATTTGTAGCCGCAAAACAAAACTGGTGTTGTGGTGACTGTAAAAAACAATTGCCTGCTTGGTTTGAAGTAGATCATACAGTTCGTCTTGAACACGGTGGTAGCAATCACGTAGACAATTTAGTAGCATTATGTAGAGATTGTCATGGCAAAAAAACTGCGATTGAAAACTTATAATATGTATATATATAAAACATGTCAGGTATAAAAAAAAAGATTTTGAAAGGGGTATCTGAAATCAAAAAAATTAATAAAAGTAATGATGAAAATTTAAAAGAATTAGATAAAACAGAAGGGTTCACACTTTTTAATAGTTCTTTAAAAGAAATTTTCAATATAAAAAACGAAAGTTCACAAACGCTTATTAAGTATGGTTTATTATATGTTTTTATTATTGGTATTACGCTGTTTTTATCAAATCTATCTGGCAAGAAACAAGTTTTTGATACAGATACGTATTTGTATATTAGTATATTCATTTTGCCAATTTTAGTCATTATTGGACTCATTGTTTTTTCAAGTAGATCTCAAAATACTGTTGCGATATTTATGTATGCCGCAATAGGGCTTTTTCTTCTTGTTTTCTTTGTACAATTTTATTCTAATATTAAAAGTTTATCCGGAACATATCAACATTATTTAACATTATTTACACAAGTAATAATAATATCATTGGTTGTAGTCGGATTTACATTATTTTATAACGTATTTAGTGATAAATTACAAAGAATTCCCGGTACAATAGGAATCGTAGTGAATTTAATATTCTTCATACCATGTTTCATTAATGATTTTATCATATATATTAAAAATCAATTCAAAATTACTCCATCTGCTACTTATATATTACTGGTTATTGAGGCATTGCTAATTTTAGCATATATTTATTTACCATCATTATTTAGTTCAAGTTTGTATAACAGTCACAAATTATTAAATGAACCTGTTTTTTTAAATGTATATAAGGTAATTGGACATGGTGAAGATATACCAATGAATAATAATATGCTAGTAAAAAATAGTAATTTCGGTGAACTAAATAGTCCTACACCTTATGTGAATTATTCAATGTCAATGTGGTTATATTTAAATACACAAAATCTTTCGAAAATGGAGAAACACATTTTTAGCTATGGTGAAGATAAATTGAGATTAGAATATTTCTCTGAATATGATTCAATAAAAGAAATTTTATCCGAAACTTTAGATAAAAAACATAAAGTTAAAATTACTTTTGTCAAAGATAGTGATTGTAATAAATTGAGATTGTCACTTGAAGAAAATGAAAATTACGCATCTGATCTTGTAAATATAGATGATTTTTATAATAAATATAATACTATGTGTAGACCAATGTCAAAAGCCGATTTTGAAATCATGACAAATGTAAATAATGATAATGAAGTAAATTGGCGCGAATTTTTGGATTCTCAAGACAAACACGAAATATATACATTTGTAGATCTTGACTTACAAAAATGGAATAACATTGTGGTAAATTACGATAGTAATAATGTGGATTTATTCATAAATGGAGAATTAAAATATTCTAAAAGCTATGTAAACATGTTTCCAAAATATAAAGAGACAGACAGAATTGCTGTTGGTAATTCCGATTTACAAGGCGCCATTTGTAATATAGAATATCATGAAAACGTTATGTCAAAAGCCGATATTGTCGCAAATTATAATTTACTTTTAAATAAAAATCCTCCATTAAATAATATAGTATAATTTTATATAATGAATACCATAATTATAGTATTAGGTGTAATTTTATTAGTAGTAATATTATATTTAATTTTTCAAAATCTATTTTCTGGCGAAACTGCTTTAGATGAACAAAATAGTTTATCTTCCCAAATTCCTGCTATTCCATCAGGAAATTTATCCGTTCCAGATTCAGCACGTTTTACGTACAATGTATGGTTATATGTCAACAGTTGGAATACAAACGCTACAAAAACAATATTTAGTAGATTATATGAAACAAAATTATATTTAGATCATAATACTGCTACTTTGAAACTCGATGTGGGTAACCCAGCAATTAGCGATAGTGAATCAGAGCAAGAGAATTATTTAGAAACTATCGATATAACAAACAACTTCCCTCTTCAAAAGTGGGTTTGTGTTTTGGTAAGTGTAGATAATAATATCATCGATGTTTATTTAGATGGGAAAATGGTAAAATCCGTTTTCATTGGAAACAATGTAAGCCCACCATTCCAAAATATGCAGGTCAGTTCATCAATTGTATTTGGAAGTGGTTGGGATGCGTATATTTCAAAATTTGAAAGAAGACCAAAACCAACAGATCCAAAATCCGCATGGGATAAATACATGGAAGGAAATGGTGGCAGCACTATAAGTAACGCATTGGGCAATATAAATGTCAATGTATCAGTATTAAAGGATAATGTAGAAACCAGTTCATTTTATCTATTTTAATTCAAGTATATTTTATCATATTAATATAAGTATTAATATAATGGATTACTTTAATCAACCTTTAGCGGATTCATTGGATGATCAAAAGAAAAATAAACCAGATGGTTCTACAAATAATCCAGAAACTAATCCTTTTGGAGAAAGTGACCAATCTAGTTCATCAGTTTTTGGAAATAATGATACAGCAAAAAACCCTGAAGATAATCAAACAACAATGGGTTATATACAAAGTTCATTTGAAGGCGCAAAAGATTCATTTAACAAAACAGTAGAAGATATATCGTCAAAAGATTTATTAACTAGCGGTAAAGAATTTATTGCTTCAAATACAATAGTAACAAAATTAGTATTTTTAGTACTTATATTGATCTGTTTTTTAATTTTAATGAATTTAGGTATATTTTTGATTATTTACTTTGCCCAACCTGAGAAAAATCCTTTTTTAGTTGATGGTGTTATAAATGGAAATCGTCAAAAAACTATACTTCAAGATCCTAAGAATTCCAACTCTATTACAATTTATAGATCAAATAACCAAAATGAAGGTATTGAATTTACTTGGAGTGTTTGGCTATTAAGAAATAATACAGAAAGTAATTTAGTTTATAACAATATTTTTAACAAAGGGTCGGGTAATTATAATTCCGCTGGTATAGCGGAATTAGGAAATGGTCCTGGTGTATATTTCTATAATACCAATAATGATCACAATAATATTAAAATTGTAATGGACACAGTTGCCTCAAATACTACGTCAAATATTAAAGAAGAAGTTGAAATTACAAATTTACCTATTGCTCGTTGGTTTCATCTATCTATCCGTATGGAAAACAAAATTATGGACGTATACGTAAATGGTGTAGTGGCAAAACGTGTTGCTTTTGAAAATGTACCTTTCCAAAATTACCGAAATGTTTTAGTATGTCAAAATGGTGGATTTGATGGAAATTTATCTGACTTGCGATATTTTGATACCGCATTATCTGTTTTTCAAATGATGAATATTGTAGAAGCTGGTCCTAATTTACGTTCAGCAGATGATGATAATAATACTAAATATAATTATTTAGCAACTTCATGGTATATGAATAATTGAATATAAAATTATAATAATCAAATATAATTAATTATTATAATGACTTCATCTAGTTGCGTTTTAATACAGTCCATGAGACGTATATTATTAACAAATAGCGTCGCACCACCAAGACTTGAAATTGTGTCTCCATATACAGATACTACAGCAAGTGAAGTACCTCCATCACAACCTTTTTATAAAAAAAAACAATTGGATATGCGGAGAAAATATCAAATATTACAGCATAAAAATAATGGTTCAGTTAATGGTAAACAAACAAAGAAAGTATTATATACTAATCTAATGAATAATAATAGAAATCGGTATACAATAAGTGTTATGGAAAATGACAATGTTACAGTATATTCATCAAACGCATGTCCAGACGATAATAATATTGCTGTTCCTACTACTTCATCTGATGTACCTGGACCCACGGAAATGCTATATTATGAACCAGATGTTCCATTGTATATGTTTGGATATCAAAAAAATGATTATGCCATTTTACCTAAAAATGTAGATATGAATAACATAGCACAAATAATAAGTAATAGTAATATTAATGTTAATATCAACGAATTAACAAATATACTTACTATGATATTTCATGAAAACAGCCCACATGGTGATCAAAGTATAGATATTACTATACCAATGCTTATAAATATTTCAGGAAATACAAGTGATATGAACTCGGATGTCAAGGTAATAATCAGTGACTTTATTGTACAAATATTACAGGGTAATCAAGAAATAAATATTGAGAATTTAGAAATATTTTTAGATAATAATGAAATTATTATTGATAATTTTGATGAAAATGGCGAATTCGAAATTAATCAAGAAATAATTGCGAATATCAGATATAATTTCCAACTTTTATCACAAGGTACAATGAGTGTCAATGTTCAACCTATTTTTACTGTTATAAATGGAATTATTGATGAAATATCCGTTATAGCAAATCCAGATAGTAGTAATCAATTTAACGTAAATATATATTAAGCATTGGGATCTTTATTTACTTCCTCTGTAACTTTAACTATATTCTCTGCTAAATTTACAGCATTATTAATAGATTCAGTGGTTTTTTTAACTTCAGCTACCTTTTCCTGAACTTGTTCCTTAACTTCAGCTACAACATTCTCTTGAACTTGTTCCTTAACATCTTCTACCTTTTCCTGAACTTCAGCTACCTTTTCCTGAACTTGTTCCTTAACATCTTCTACTTTATCCTGAACTTGTTCCTTAACATCTTCTACTTTATCTTGAACTTGTTCCTTAACATCTTCTACTTTATCTTGAACTTGTT